ATAGATAATAATTATGAGTTTAGTAAAAATGTATTTAACAAATTAAAGGCATTAGAACTTACATTTAATATGAATCAAAACAGATATTCCCAATTAAGATGACAAGAATATTTATAGAGAAAAACGAGTTAGATATTGATAAAGGTTTAAGTAATCAAATAACTTATTCTGTAAGTGATTTAAAAAACTTAGATAGTAAGACAACTGCATTCAGTAAAACTATTATATTGCCGGGAACTGCAAACAATAATAATATACTAGGTAATATATTTGATTTTAATAATGCAAATTTTACAAATGACTTACTACCAAATGTAGGATATAATTATAATGCAAGTAAGACTGCCTTATGTTCTATTGAAGTAGACAGAATGACTGTTATTAAAGGAGTTTTTAAATTACTTGAAATAATAGTTGATGGAAAGAATGTAGAATATGAGTGTAGTGTTATTGGAGAGTTAGGTGGTTTCTCAATGAAGTTAGGTGCAAAGAAGATAGAAGAATTAGATTTTAGCGCATACAATCATACATATAGTTATCAAAACATTGTAGCAAGTTGGGATAACTGGCAAGGTGGAAGCGGTTATTACTATCCTCACATTGATTATGGTTTGTATTCAACAGACAAGCATAATTGGCAGTATGGAACATTTAGACCTGCCTTATTTGTAAAAGAATATCTACAAAAAATATTTGCAGCAGCAGGTTATACTTATGAAATAACTTGGGGTAGTACTGCTGAATCGAACAGGTTTAAATCTTTAATAATTCCTTTTAACAAAAAAAAATTAACTAAGTCTGGAACAAAACAAGTAGGATGTACACCTATAAATACTACAGGATGTATTGACCAGTTATATCCAATGCCTATTGGATGGGAAAATTTTAGTGGAACAAACTGGACTATTAATGGTGGAACTACTGGAAGTGTTTTTACTTATGTAGGATTAGACCCTACTAATGTAACGTTTAAAGTTGACATAACATTTACGGCTACTACAACTAACACACCTGTTAATAATGGTATTTATATAGAAACTTTAAAAAATGGAGTTGTAATAACATCTTCAATAAAATTTATTCCACCATTCTCAGGTACTGTAAATGATTTTTATATTGTTAATTTAATAGATGAACCTATTGTAACAGGAGATTATTTTTCAGTACAAGCAAGGGCAGATGATACAGGTAATTGCTATGATAGTTTAGTTAATCAAGCAGGTACAGTAAGTATTAGTTCAGATGCACCAATTACATTAAATGTTAATTTAGGAGATACAGTTTCTTTAAATGATTGCATACCACCAAACATTTTACAAAAAGATTTCTTTGCTTCTTTATTAAAATTATTTAATTTATATGTAGATGAAAATAGATTTGAAGAAAAGCATTTAATAATTAAACCATATACAAGTTATTATGATGGAAGTGTAGAAGATTGGAGTGATAAAGTAGATAGGTCAAAGCCAATAAGACTTAAGCCTATGTCAGAATTAAATAGTAGATATTATTCTTTTAAATACAAAGATGATAGTGACTATTGGAATGAGTTATATCGTAAAAGATATAATGAAGGATATGGCAGTAGAATATTTGATAGTGAATATGAATTTTCTAAGGAAACTGAAAGTGTAGAAATAGTATTTTCTCCAACAGTATTAGTAGGAATAACTGATGAAGATAAAGTTTATAGTACTATTTATAAGTTCACAAATACACTAGAAGAACGTATAGATAGTAATATAAGAATATTACAAGCAAAGAAAGTAACAGGGGTAACCAGTTGGAATTTATTAGATGGAGGCACAACCTTGCAAACTTTAACTAAGTATGGTTATGCAGGACATTTTAATGATCCTGATGCAGTAGCTAATGATTTAAACTTTGGCGCACCAAGAGAATTGTTTTTTATTTTAGTTAGTGGAGCAATAAATGTAAATCAATTTAATGTTTATTACAGTCCTTATATGGCTGAGATAACAGATAAAAATAGCAGGTTATTAACTTGCAATTTAAAGTTAAGTGATACAGATATATATAATTTAAACTTTGCTTCATTTAAATATATAGATGGTGGTTTATATAGATTAACTAAATTAATTGATTATACACCTGAAGCAAATGAAACAACAAAAGCAGAATTGCTAAGAGTAATTAATAAAGTATATTAAGATGGCAGATAAAACAGTTGCGTTAACCATAACTACCGATTCTAAACAAGCTGAAGCATCGGTAGGAAGTTTTAAAAAACAATTAAGAGAGGCGAATGCTGAATTAGTCAATATGGCTATGCAGTTTGGAGAAGCATCTACAGAAGCAGTTAATGCAGCAAAGAAAGTTGCACATCTTAAAGATGCTATTGGAGATGCAAAAGCACTTGCAGATACATTTAACCCTGATAAAAAGTTTGTAGCATTAGGTGGTGCTTTACAAGGAGCAACTGCAGGATTTAGTGCGCTGCAAGGTGCAATGGGTTTATTCGGAGATGAAAATAAAGATTTAGAAAAGACTTTGTTAAAAGTACAAAGTGCAATGGCTTTGCAACAAGGTATTAGCGGATTATATGAAGCAAGAGATGCCTTTGGTTTATTAAAGGATGGAGCAGTAAGGGCATTTCAGGCGATTAAAGGGGCAATCGGAGCAACTGGTATAGGTTTACTTGTTATTGCTTTAGGAACAATTGTAGCCTATTGGGATGACATTAAGGGAGCAGTTAGTGGAGTAAGTGAAGAACAAAAGAAACTTACAAAAGCATCACAAGAGAATTTAGCAGCAGAGAAAGAAAAATTAAGTGAAATTGGTAGCCAAGATAACATATTAAAACTACAGGGTAAGAGTGAAAGAGAGATTTTAATGATGAAGAAGAATCAGGTAGTTGCAGTTATTAAAGCAACTGAAGCTACTATTCTTCAAGATAAAATTACTACAAAAGCGCAAGTTGATGCAGCTGCAAGAAACCAACATTTTTTAAAAGGTTTATTAGATTTAGTATTCTTACCACAAAAGTTATTATTTGAATATTCCTCTAAGGCTATTAATAAACTTATTGAATTATTAAATAAAATACCGGGAATTAAAATAGACTTTAAGATTAACGACCAGTTAGCAGATAATGCAACTGATTATATATCAAAATTAGTATTTGACCCTGAAGAAATACAAAAGAAAGCAGATGCAGCAGCGGAAGTAAACCAAAAAGCAATTAAGAAACTTCAAAATGATGCTGCAGGTTATCAGTTATCTGTTAATTCAATAGATAAACAAGCTAAAGAAAATGCCTATGTAGATAGAATGAAAGGATTGCAACAAACTAAAATTGATACAGAATTATTTGAAACAGAAGCAGCACAATCTAAAGTTCAAATAAGTGCAAATGCAGCCAATGCTATTTTAGAAAAAACTAAAATGACAGAAGAACAAACTGCTGCATTGAGAAAGAAATATGCTGAAGAAGATGCAAGGGATGCACAGATAGCAAAAGATGCTAAAATTAAAGCTACAGTAGATACTTTAAATATAGTTAGTGATGTATTAGGTAAAGAAAGTGCAGCAGGTAAGGCATTAGCAATTAGTGGTGCTTTAATTAATACATATTTAGGTATTACTGCAGGAGTTAAACTAGGATTTCCTGCAGCTATTCCGGCAGTATTAGCAGCAGCAGTAACTGGTTTTAAAGCGGTTAAAAGTATAATGTCTACTAAAATACCGGGAGCAGCAAGTAGTTCTGCAGGTGGTTCAATGTCAGCACCTACAATGTCAAGTGCTACTGCACCAATAACACCACAAGCGCAAACAACAACTTTATCTACTCAATCTATTAATCAAATAGGAGTAGCAAGTTCAAGGGCATTTGTATTAGAAAGTGATGTTAGTAATAACCAAGAAAGGACACAAAGATTAAATAGAGCAGCAAGAATAAATTAAACAACAAGTATTTAATTATATATTATAAATATGAAATTGCCTATTTACGATTTAATTATAAATCAAGATGAGAATAATGATGCTGAGGTTTCTTTTGTGGCACTTGTTGACAGTCCGGCGATTAAAAAGGACTTTATTGCTTTTAAAGAAGAATTCATAGACCCAAATAAAGGAGAAAAAAAAGACGAGTTTTTACCACATTGCATAAGTTATGTAATAAATGAAGGTAAAGAAACAGAACAAGCAGTAGCAATATGCAATAGTTTATGGGAGCAGCATTTTGCAGGTTCAAAGATTTCATTTGATTATGATGATACTTTAAGCACAAGCAGAGGTAAAGAATTAGCAAAGAAAGAAATTGAGTCAGGTAATACAGTTTATATTATTTCAGCAAGAAGTGATAAAAATCCTATGTTATCAGTAGCAAAAGAATTAGGAATTCCTGAAAGTAGAGTTTATGCTACAGGAAGTAATAAAGCTAAAGTTGAAAAGGTTAAAGAATTAGGAATAGCAAAGCACTATGATAATAATGCAGATGTAATTAAAGAACTTGGCAGTATTGGAGAGAAATTTAGTATAATGGCATTTGCTATTCAGTCAGAAAGTGAACATATTATTACTGGTCCTTTAATGATTCCTCAACAATTAATTTATAGAAATTCAGAGCAGTTTGGAGAACATTATGTTAAATTCTCAGTAGATACCATTAAACAGATTGCAATTAAGTTTAGCAAGAAGGGTTATCAAAAGAATGTAAATCTAATGCACGAAGCAGATATGCAAGTTGATGGAGTTACAATGTTTGAGAGTTTTATTAGTGATTCTAAAAGAGGTATTAAACCAATGGAAGCATTTAAAGACTTGCCAGATGGAACTTGGTTTGGTAGTTTCTATGTAGAGAACCCTAAAGTATGGGAGATGATTAAACAAGGAAATGTAAAGGGATTTAGTGTAGAGGGAATGTTTGATTATGAAGCACCTAAAAAGGAAATATTAAATGAAGATCAAAAACAACTAGCAGAATTAAGAGAAATTTTAAACAGTTTTTAAAAATCAATATAATAGTATTATGGAAGCAAAAGAAATTTTACAAAAAGTAAAGCAATATTTTAATGAATTAGCTGCTGCACCAATGGATATGCCTATGCCAGTTGAAACACTAGATTACGAATTAAAAGATGGAGGTAGTGTATCTATCGACAAACTAGAAGTTGGTGGTATAGTAATGATTGATGGTAATTCAGCTTTGCCGGGAGATGTTGAATTGGCTGATGGTACAAAAATGACTATTGGCGATAATGGAGTTATTTCAGCAATCACTTTAGGTTCTGGAATGCAACCTGCTGAACCAGTAGGACAACCTGCATCAGAAGATATGAATTCTAAATTTGCTGCATTTGAAACATTAACAAGCGAAAAGTTTGCTAATTATGAAATTAAGTTTTCTGCATACGAGCAACGTTTTGCTGATTACGAAGTTAAAATGAAAAAAGCAAACAAAGTAATTGATGAACTTTTAAAATTATCAACTTTACTTGTGGAAGCACCAGTACAAGCACCTGATAATTCAGTAAGAACTTCAAATGCTTTTAAAGAAGTAGAAGAAAAGAAAACACTAAATATTTTATTTAACTAAACAATTATAAAAAAATGGCATTAGCTTTTAGCGGATTATCCGCATACACAAAACAACTTGTTAAACCTCTATTGACTAGCGCAGTATTTGAGGCAAAAACACAACAATTAATCCTTGCAAATGGTATCGTTATTCCGAACGTTAAAAGTTCAGTAGCTATTCCTTTGATGGAAACAGATGCAGTATTTGCTGCACAATCTTGTTCTTTTGATGCTTCAGGAACAACTACTTTCTCTCAGAGATCAATTACAGTAGGTAAAATTAAAGTAGAAGAAAAAATTTGCCCTAAAGATATGGAAGCATATTTTACACAAGAGGCATTGAAAGCAGGTTCTACTTACGAAGATTTTGGTAATGCAGATTTCCAAAAAGCATTCTTAGATAAAAAGAATTTACGTATTGCTGCACAACTTGAAACTGCAATATGGCAGGGAGATGCAACAGGTGCAACTGCAAACACAAATAAGTTTGATGGTTTACAGAAGTTAATTGCTGCAGGTTCTCCAGTTGATGCAAACGTTTCAGGATATACAGGTGTAACTGGTTCTCCAATTGCAACAATTACTGCTTCTAATGTAGTAGCTGCAACTGAAGGTATTTATAAAGCAATTCCAGTTCAAGTATTAGCTAAAGGAGATGTTAAAATATTTGTTGGTAATGATTGGTATCGTTTATTGATTCTTGCTTACAGAGCATTGAATTTGTTTGCTTACAATCCACAAGATTCACAAGCTGCTTCATTTATCCTACCGGGTACAAATGTAGAGATAGTTAGTGTTAATGGTTTGAACGGAACAGGAGATGCTTATGCAATTTCTTTAGGAAATATGGCAATGGCAGTTGATTTGGTTGATGAAGAAGGTTCTTACAAAATGTGGTATTCTGAAGATAACAATGATGTACGTTACCGTGTAGAATTTAAAATCGGTGTAAACGTAGCATTCACAAATGAATGTGTAAAGTTCATCGCAGCAATCTAATTTTCTAACATAGGGAGGTAGTTTCTATCTCCCTTATTAATATTATAATTTATGCCTTGTGCAATAGTAAGCGGTTATACAATAGATTGTAGAGAATCTGTAGGTGGAATCGATGCAGTTTTTTTTGCTGAATATGGTAATGTCACTCCACTTGATGCAAGTGGAATAGTTACAGGAATAACAAAAGTTGCAGGAAAAAAATTCTTTAAATTTGAAATACCTACAAAATCAAGTGCAGTTGCTTCTAGCAATCCAACAGGTTCGATTGAGAATGGCACTTTATTTTATGAGCAAACTTTGGATTTTCCAGTTAATAAAAGAGATGCTACCACTAGGAATATTGTTACTACTTTGGCTAAAAATAAAGTGGTTGCAGTTACACTTGATAAAGATGGTACTTATAGACTTTATGGTAAAGGTGCAGGTTTGTACTTAGTAGCAAGTACTGGAACAAGCGGTGCTGCTGCAGGAGATGCTCAAGGATATATGTTGAAATTTGAAGGTACAGAAAAGGAAGATTTCTTTGAAGTTACAAATGCAATAGGTTTAGCCTTAACAACTGCAGGATAGAGTTTTTTAATTTTTAATTTATGCCCCGACCGATAAAAAAAGTCGGGGTTTTTTTAGTATGATTAATTTAACAAAAGGACTTACTGAAACAATTTATTTCACAGGTACTGAAAAGGCTACTATTAGTAACCCTTTCTTTTTATTTGTGTTTATCCACAGAGTAACAGGCGATGTGGTTAAGTTGATGGCTACAAATCAAAGTATAACTGGCAGATACGATAAATTTGCTTTTACAGTTAATAACTATTTTAATTTAAAAGAAGAAGGATTTTGGAGTTATACGATTCATCAAAAAGTATCTTCAAGTGATTTAACAGTTGCCGGATTGATTGTAGAAGAAGGTTTTATGTATTTAAATCCTGCTACACCATTTGAGCCAACTAAATACGAAGAACAAAATAATAATTTCGTTACTTATGGACTATAAAAATATTATTACAATAAAATTTGCACAAGCAGAGCAACCACGATTTGAAGAAAAGAGGGCAAAAGGTTATGTAGAATTTGGTCATCATAATAATTACCCTGAATACTTAATAGGATTATTTAATGAAAGTCCTAAGCACGGAGCAATTATTAAGAGTAAAACAAATTATATATTCGGTCAAGGGTGGGATGGAGTAGACCAAAAGGCTAATATTAAAGGAGAAACGTGGAATCAAATTACTAAAAAATGTATATTAGATGATGAACTTTTTGGTGGTTATTATCTACAAGTTATTTATAACTTATTAGGACAGATAAAAGATGTATACCACCTTGAATATCATAAAGTTAGAACTAATAAAGAACAAAACGAATTTCAAGTAAAGAATGATTGGCAAGATAATAAAGAGAAACCTAGATGTTATCCTGCTTTTAATATTAATGATCCTGCCGGAAGTCAAATATTATTTGTAAAACAATATAATCCTAAATCTGATATTTACCCTTTACCAAACTATTTTCAAGGTTTAAATTACATTGAGAGTGATGTACAGGTAAGCAGACATATTTTAGGTAATGCAAAAGATGGTTTTGTTGCTACTACTTTAATTAATTTAAATGGTGGAGAACCGGCAGAGGAAGCAAAAGAAGCAGTAGAAAGAGGAATTAAAAAGAAGTTTACTGGAAGCGAAGGCGATAGGGTTGTTATAATGTTTAACAAGTCAAAAGATAATAGTGCAGAGATTTTGCCTTTATCTTCTACTATGTTAACAAAAGAAGATTTTACAAACGTTAATAATTTAATTCAACAAGAAATATTTGCTTGTCATCAGGTTACTTCGCCATCACTATTTGGTATTAAGACAGAAGGGCAGTTAGGTGGTTCAACAGAGATAAGGGATGCTTATAAGATATTTGCTAATACTTATGTAAACGAAAGACAACAAGCGATTGAAGAAGTATTTAATCAGTTATTTAATTATGTAGGTATTAAAGGCGAATATGAATTAATACCAGTTGAACCATTAAGTTTTGAATTTAGTGAGTCAGTAATGGCTGCTAATATGACAAGGGATGAAATTAGAGAGAAGTTAGGTTTAGCATCTGAGGTTGTTACAAATTCAAGTATAAATGTAACAGATCAACCTATTGCTGCTTCAAATGATTCTATAAAGAATCTTACCGGCAGACAGTATCAAAATGTAATGAGAATTGTTAGACAGTTTACTAATGGTAAACTTTCAAAGGAACAAGCTGCATTAATGTTAAAGAATGGATTTTCTTTTACAGATAGCGATGTAAATACTTTCTTAGGTTTAGATTCAGATCCTGCTACATTTTCTGCTGAAGATAGAGATATGGAATTGGTAGAAATGTTTGCCAATTTTAGTGATGAATTAGCTGATTATGAAATAATAAGTGAAAAATCTGCAAGAGAATTTAATCACTTTGCAGAGATTAAGCAGCTAAGCCAATTAGAAGCCGATATTTTAGGTTATATTAATAAAGATAAGAGAATCACTAGCGAAGGACTTGCACAGGTTTTAAAGGCAGATATAAAGGTTGTAGAGGCAACATTGCAAAGTTTAGTTGATAATAAGATATTAGATGTTAAAGAAGTTAAGATAGGTAAAGATACAGTAATTGAAAGAGTAAGAACAAATGTTGAAGCAGATGCGCCTAAACCTAAAAACTTATTATCTATTGCTTATACCTATGCTTGGAGAAGTATTGTACCAAGTTCAGAAAGGAATACACCATCGCATCCATCAAGAAAATTCTGTGTGCATATGATGGAACTTGCTAAGACTAAATTATGGTCAAGAGCAAGAATAGAACAAATGAGTGCTGCTTTAGGTTATTCGGTATTTGATAGAGTTGGTGGATTTTGGAATAATGATGGAGAAATAGATACACAATGCAGACACGAATGGAAGGCATTAATAATTCAAAAGAAAAAATAAATGAGCGCAAACATACTTTTTATATCTGAAAATTTAATCAAAAGTAGAACTGGAATAAGTGATGCTATTGATGGTAAACAATTAAAGCCACATATTAAAGTAGCGCAAGACCTATATTTGCAACCTGCTTTAGGAAGTACTTTATATTTACGTTTACAATCAGGAATAGAAGCAAATAATTTATCTGCATTAGAAAAATCTTTATTAGATAATTTTATTACAGATTGTTTGGTTTGGTATACTATGAGTTTATTGCCATTTGGTTTAAGTTATCAATTTTTTAGTAAGGGTATTTTACAAAAAACAAGTGAGGAAAGCAATGCTCCAAATAGAGCAGATTTAGAATTGATTGGTAATGAATATAAAAAGACTGCAGAGTTTTACAAGCAAAGATTAATTAATTATTTAAGAGAAAACTATTTATTATTCTCTGAATACTTTAATCCTGCTACTGGATTGGATGTTATATTCCCTGAATTAAAAGCATATACAAGTCCTATTTATTTAGGTAATATTATAGATGGAGTAAGGGTATTTTCTAATAATGCAACTACAGGTGGAGCAACAACTATTTATCATACACCGGCAGCAGGCGACCATAGTTTTTCAGTTGGTGGTTTAACAAATAAAGTAGTTTTAATTGCAATGAGGTCAGGACTTGTAAAAGGTATTACAAACTTACCTACTGACAATCCAATGTATTTACAAATTGTTGGTAGTGTAGTTACTTTATCTACTGGAGATGTAACACAAGCAGGAGAGTTATTTTCATTCACAATAAGATAAATTATGGCTTATAAAAAAGCATTAATTCAAAGAGTTTTATTTTATGACTTACAACCAATTAATAACAACAATAACAAGTCTATTGCAAAGCCACGCAATGATAAAGACTGCAAAGTACGCAACACCGAAAGAGTGGCTATTAAGAGACAGTCAACCTGATTATCCTATAGCTTGTTTTTCTATTAATTCAGGTAGTTTAAATATTGGTAGAGAACAAGTTTTTAATGTTCAATTTTTCTTTTTAGACAAAAGCGGTAAAGAGGCAGAATATGAGAATGATGTAATAAGTGACCAAGTGCAGATTGCTTCTGATATTTTAAGTTTAATGAGAACAAGTAGAAAGATTTACTCAATAGATGATAATGTTACCTTTAATGGTATATCGGATAAGTACGAAGATTATTTAGCAGGAGTAGAGTTAACAATTAATATTTCAACCCAAAACGAATTCACTGGATGCAACGTGCCATTATTATAATTACATTAATACTTTTATCTTTTGGATTAAAAGCGCAGGTTTATCAAGCTATGCCACAGGCAGGATATGGACCAGTTAAACGTATGCTATTTGATAGTGTTTTAACTATTCCATTGAATATCAATCAGTTAAGAAATATAACAGGTGGTAGAGATGCCGGACAGATAAGATATAATGTAACTGATAGTGGACTTTATGTATATAGTGGTTATCAATGGATTAAAGCAAACTTAGATAGTAGTAATATTTCAAATAGAATTAACGGCAAATTAAATATAAGCGATACGGCACAAATGCTTAGTGTATATTTAAGAAAGAGAGATACAATTTCTTTGTCAAATAGAATTGATTTAAGGGTTAAATATTCCGATACTGCAGCAATGCTTTTGCCATATTTACGCAAACTAGACACGGCAAGTTTATCAAGAAGAATTGATGAAAAACAAAATTTAATTAAATTAACTACTAATTTTAAAAGTGGTGCAGCAACATTAATAAGAGATACTTTAAATATCCCTAAGTATAGCGATACATTAACTGCTTATGTTCCTTATGTTGGAGCAACTACCGATGTTACATTAGGAGATTATGGATTAAGAGCAAATAAATTAAAATCTGACTTTTTACTTGAATTAAAAAACCAACAAAACATTCAAAATGAAACCTTAGATTATACAAGTATAGGAGCAACAAGACAAAGTTTCTCATATTATACTCAATGGATGCAAGGGCAAACAACATATACACAAGGTAGTATTTTTATTTATTCTAATTTAGGACAACAAAGTAATACAAGGCTTTATACTTTACCTGTAAGAGATGGTACTTTAGCATTGGTTGAGGACACGGTTAATTTATCAAATAGAATTAATTTAAAGGCAGATAAATCTACAACCTTAACAATCAACGGACAAACCTATGATTTAAGTGCAAACAGAACTTGGACTATCCCTACTTTTGATTCTACTTCTATATCAAATAGAATAAATTTAAAACTTAATATCAGCGATACTGCAGCAATGCTTAGTCCTTACCTTAGAAAAGCAGATACAAGTTCATTATCTAATAGGATTGATTTAAGAGTAAAATATAGTGATACTGCTGCAATGCTAAGTCCTTATTTAAAGAGTGCAGTTACAAGTGTAGGTTTATCTATGCCGGCAGCATTTACGGTCACTAATAGCCCTGTAACAAGCACAGGAACAATTGCAGTAACAGGGGCAGGAACGGCAGCACAATATATAAGGGGCGATGGTCAATTAGCTACTTTGCCATCAGGCGCAATCGGTGGTAGTTCGGTAGCTTACTATTTAAATGGTAGTGTTAATCAAGGTACAATAGGCGGAAGCGTTTATTATGAAATGAATAAGACTCCAATTATTGGTGCAGGTACTGATTTTTCACTAGCAGGAAATGGTTTAATATCTCAATTTATAACTGATGTAGCAGACCCAAATAGACTTCAAATTCCTGCTGGTAACTGGAATTTTGAAATGTATATGAGTGCATCTTCTTCAGGTGGTACTCCTAAATTCTATGTTGAACTACTCAAATATGATGGAACAAATTTTACAAGTATTGCATCATCATCTGCAAATCCCGAAGCAATTACTAACGGAACTACAATAGATTTATATGTAACTGCTTTGGCAATTCCTCAAACAACTTTACTAGCTACTGATAGACTTGCAATAAGAGTTTACATTGTTAATAGTACAGGCGGTAGGACAATTACAATGCACACAGAAAATTCACATCTTTGTGAAATTATTACAAACTTTGCCGGTGGAGTTAGTGCGTTAAATGGATTAACTGCAAATACTCAATACTTAGCAGTAGGAACAAGTGGCAATGACTTTGCAATTAATAGCTTAACAGATACACATACATTTAATTTACCTACTGCTTCTTCAACTAAAAGAGGTGCTTTATCAAGTGCTGATTGGAGTACATTTAATGGTAAAATGAATTATAGTGATACTGCTTCTTTGTCTAATAGAATAAATTTAAAATTAAATTCTAGTGATACAGTTTCTTTATCTAATCGTATAAATACAAAATTAAATTCTACTGATACTGCAAGTTTATCAAATCGTATCAATGCAAAAGCGGATGCACTGAGTGGAACTACTAACACAGTACCTAAATTTACTTCAGGAACTACAATAGGAAATAGTAATATTAAAGACAACGGAAGTGCGGTAAGTGTAAATACAACGGCAGGTTCATTCGGTGCTTTACAAGTTGGAAGCTACAATGGAAATATTTTAATGAATACTACTAATACAAGTGGCGGTTTAATATTTCAAAATACATCATCATCTAATAAGTTATGGGATTTTTCTTCTGATAACAATGATTTGGCTTTTAATGAATCAAATGTTGCTCCAGTAATAAAATTAAAAGCAGGTGGTAATGTTCAAGTATATAATCTATCAGGCACAGGCACTAGAATGGTAGTGGCAGATTTAAATGGTGTATTATCTACACAAGCAATTAGTAGTGATACAACTTCATTAAGTAACCGAATCAATTTAAAATTAAACATAAGTGATACTGCTTCTATGCTTAGCGGATATCAAAGCGCAATTAATTCTAAACAAGCAACAATAACATTAACTACCACAGGCACAAGTGGAGCAGCAACCTTTAGTTCTAATACTTTAAACATACCACAATATCAAGCTGCCGGAACTTATGTTACAAGTGTTACAGGAACTTCTCCAATAGTATCAAGCGGAGGAACTACACCTGCTATTTCTATTCCTGCTGCAACCAGTTCAGTAAATGGATATTTAAGTTCTACTGATTGGAGTACGTTTAATGGTAAAGTTTCTACTGCAACATTAAGTGGATATCTACCATTAACAGGTGGAGCATTAACTGGTTCTTTATCTATTACTTCTGGTTCTCCTTATGCACTTGATGTAATTGGTACTGCAAGAATATCAGGCAACGTAACATTAACTGGTACTTATACAGATTTTAGACAGACAAGTTATTTAAGATTTTCAAATACAGGTGGCGGTACTCGTTGGGGATATATACAACACGATGGAACTAATATGGCTTTCTTTAATGATATTGGCGGAGGTGCTTTTACATTTAATAAAGCTGCTTCATTTGCTAGTAGTATAGTTACAGGTGGTGGAACAATTGATGCATCATTACCTGAAATACAAGCTAGTGGTACTATAATGTCAACAGGTTCTTCTCTAGCTGCTGCACCTACAACTGCTAGTGTTGTTTTAGATTATCAATCAGCAAGTAATTCAGGTAGATTAATGGCAGGTAGTGCAGGGGCTTGGAATAAAAATATTGCTATTAATCCTTATGGAGGTAATACAATGATTGGCACCACAACAGATGCAGGATATAAACTAGATGTTAATGGTACAGGAAGGTTTAGTGCTACAGATGCTTCATATCCATTAACTTTAAGTAGTACAGTATCAGCTGCTAACCAAAATTATTTAAAATTTGCTGCTGGAGGAACAACAATAGGAACTATATATAGACCAAGTGGAACAAATGCTGTAGCTATAACTACAAATTATGAAGCATTACAAATATTAAATGGTCTTGCTGTAACAGGAGCAGCTACATTCTCTAGTAGTGTAATGGTAAATAATTCTACTGTTTCAACTGAAGGATTAAGTGTACAATATAATCAAGCTAAAACTTATACTACACAAACTGCCGTATCAAGATGGCATTCAAACGAATCAAGTGGCTCACAATTTAAATTAAATTTATTTGCTATTGGAAATGCTACAGGTTCATCAAGAGTATTTAAATTTCAAACTTCAAATGAAGGAGTAGCAAATGATGGAGTATTATCATTTCAATCAGATGGGGGCAATGTAGGAATAGGAACTACAAGTCCAAGTAGTTATGGTAATTTAACAGTAGTTATGCCATCAGCTTCTAATGGAACAGGTATCGTAGTTAAAGCAATAAATGATGGAGGTTCTTCTTCTCAACCTGCATTAACATATTTAAACGGGAGTGGCAATCCTATTGCTCAAATTGTAGCTGATAATGGAACAGGATATTTAGCGTTTAATACAAGTACAAGCAACGTAGAAAGAATGCGAATATTAAGTTCATCTGGTAATATTCAAATGGGTGGTACAACTGCTGCTAGTGCAAGATTATTTGTTAAAGGTATTTCTACTTCAAGCGCAGATGTTACTTTACTTTTAAATGATATAAATAATGCAGATTTATTTTATGTCAGAAACGATGGTTTTATATTGACAGGTAATAGGTCAGTATCTCCGTATAATAATAGTACTACAGGTAGGTCAATGGTAATTGAACCTAGTGGTGGATTAGGTTATTTAGTATCTACTAGAGAATCAAAAGCAAATATAAAATCTATAAATAATATTAACTTTATAAATCAACTTAATCCAGTATCATTTAATTATCGGAAAAAAAATAACGGAACAAATACTTTTACTAATGAAGTATATGATAATAAAACTTATGGATTTATAGCAGATGAGGTTGAAAAGGTAAATAAAGATTTAGTTTTTTATGACATTGCAAAAGATGGTACAAAGAAATTAGCAGGAGTTGAGTATAATAGTATGATAGCTATATTAGTTAAAGCTGTTCAAGAATTACAAAAAAGAATTGAAATATTAGAAAACAAATAAAATCAAATATGAAAAAAACACTAACAACCCTAGTATTGACATTATGTATGTCAGCAGCATTTAGTCAAGTATCCGACACATTAATTGTAAAGATGGACACAAGCCGATTTAAGGCAATTATCTCAATCATTCAAAAGCAATTAGACAGTAAAGCAGCAAGTGATTATATTTTAGAAGCACTTAGTCATTACGAATTAATCGCTACAAAGCCTAAAGAAATAGAAATACCTAAAAAAAAGTAATATGAAAAAAATAATCTTATCAGCTTTAATCTTGGCAAGTTTGTCAACGAAAGCGCAAATGTTTAGAAACAGTAGCGATACTGCAATAATCGGAAACGATACTATCTACTATCAAAAAGGTGGCATCTTAATTAAGCCAGTTATTGTTAACTATCAAGGGGAATCTGCTTGGTCATTAAGTTGGACTGCAAACAACCTTTCAAGCAACGGAGAAGGGTGTAATACCTACGTTATTCTAAGAGGTAAAAACAACCAACAATTAGCTGATTTTAATTGCTATATTCCTGCTTCAGTAGTTGAGGTTTGGGGAATTAGCAATGCTCCAATAGATTCATTTATCTTATCTCAATATCCACGTTTCGTAAAACAAGACTAATGAACTGGCACGACTACAAAATATACATTCTTAATGGCTTTGCGTTATCTGTATCAATGACAAACATTGAGACTTACTTACGCATTACGTTATTAGTACTATCAATAGCTTACACAATTTTTAAACTTTTAAAAAATGATAAAAATGAAAAACTTTAAGACAAGTTTAGCCGGTTTACTTGCCGGTACTCCTTTTATATTAGATGCTTTGATTCAAGCATATAATGCAGGAACTTTTACCAACAAAAGCGGTTTACAATTAGTTGCTGCTATCGGGGTAGTTTTATTAGGTCTATATTCAAAAGACCACGATGTTAAAGGTTTATAGGATATTAGTAGCAGCTTTCTTATTAGGAGGCTGCTACACCCAAAACAAGGCGGTAAAACAAGTTAATAAGGCATTGGGTATCTATCCTGAAATAGTTGCTAAAATTGCCTTAGATTCATTCCCTTGCAATGTTATCAAAGTAGACACAATCATCACTCACTTTGATACAACAATCGAAGTAATTTACCCTCACTTTGATACAAGTTTGTCCCAAATAGATACAATATATGGGACTAAAAAAGTATACGTTAAATTGCCGTACAAAACTGTTTATATTACTAAGTCAGTTGAAAGTACTGCTAAATTAACAATCTTAAATGCTAGTTTAGATTCGCTTTTCAAAGTTACTACTAATATCAAAAAGTCAAATGAAGATTTAACCAGTAAGGTAGGCAGAAAGAATAAAGTTATTTATTGGCTTATTGCTCTATTAATTGGTTTCTCAATTCCCTACTTAATTAAGTTAATAAAAATACTAGATATATGACACCATCAAATGAATTTTATAGATTATTAAAGTTATTTGAAGGTTGTAAATTAGAGGCATATAGATGTCCGGCTAATGTAGTAACTATTGGTTTTGGTAGTGTAATAGATAGTAAAGGCAATCCATTTCAGATGGGAACTAAAATAAGTCAAGCTGATGCTGATTTATTATTAAAAAATGAAGTTGATAAAAAAGCTATATTTTTAACAAAAGAATTAGGCAAAACAGAATTAACACAGAATCAGTTTGATGCTTTATTATTATTTCAATATAATTGTGGTAATGCAGCACTAAGTGGAAGTACTTTATTTAAAAAAGTAAAAGCTAATCCAAATGATAAAAGCATTGAAGCAGAATTTAAGCGATGGGATAAGGGTGGCGGTAAAGTACTAAAAGGTTTAACAATACGCAGGGCAACTGAATCAAAACTATACTTCACGAAATAAAATCTATGCGTCCAAGATTCAACAAAACACAAACGGAATGGTGGCAGCAGAAACAGTTATTTGATAAGCAACTTTATAAGGTATTAATATTTTCAGACTGTCACGGATGGTTAGCAGATTTAACTGCTTTAAGATGTATTAACCAAGTATTGCAGCATAATAAATTTGATGAAGTAATAATTAATGGCGATGTAACAGATATGCCTTACATATCAAAGCACAGTCAGAAACTTTACCAAGAGGGAATACTTAAAGGATATACCGAAGTCGGAGAAATAGAATACACTAAAGAGCAGATACTCAAGCCTTTACGATTAAGTACTGATGCTAAAATCAGAGTAAGACTTGGCAACCACGATGAAAGAATAACTAATCCGTACAATCTAGGAGATAAACAACTTGCAAGATTAGCAGTTCTTTACAAGAATTATAATTCTACTAAGTATAATGAAATGCTTGATCTTAAGGAAAGTGATGGCTTTCACTATGACGAAAGCGATGTGTACAATTTATTTAATATTTTCGACATTTGCCACGGATTAAGCCTTAACAAAAGCGCAGCAGAAAAAAACATATTTGAATATATGGGTAGTGGAAGCACTGGTCATACACACCGATTAAATTCTAAGTATTTAACTAACAGAAAGAATCCGTATGTATGGCTTGAATCAGGGTGTACAAGGTTAACAAAAGAAGTAGAATTTTTCCCTACTGGAAAGACTGCAGACTGGCAGCAAGGATTTATTGAGGTTGTATTTACAAAGACAGGATTCTTTGCTCAGCCGACATTAATATTAAATGGCGAATGTTATTATAACGGTATAATCTATAAAGGATGAACGGCAGCATATTAATACCGGAGAAATTTAAATTGAATGGCAAAACTATTCAGGTGTTAATTGACAATGATTATTGCCACGATAATAAATGTCTAGGAGAAGCAGACTTTACTTTAAATATTATAACTTTGTGCGACCAGTATGCCGGTAAGAAAGTTAACAAAAGAAGTAAAGAGCAGATATTTTACCACGAATTAATACATCATATTTTAAACGCAATGAACTTAGAAAAATTAAAGTATAATGAGTTATTTGTAGACTGCTTTGCTGATAAATTAATTGAGTACGAACGTACAAAAAGATAGTTTGTTTTTTGGTTTTGGTTTTAACCCTGTCATTTTTATGATGGGGTTTTTTATTTGAAACCCAATAGAATAAATAGTTATTAAAATAATTATATATATAATATAAATTAATTTAAAATAAAGTTTAAAAAAAAGTTTATTATATGGATTATTATTTATAACTTCGATTTATCAAATAACCAAAAAACTAAAAACAATGGAAAATTTAAAATCAAACATTGAAAAAACATTAAAAAGTGGAACTAAACTTTATGAAGTTTATATTGAAAATGGGGAAATAAAAATGCTAATGCCAAATGCAAGTATTGTTATTGGTTTTACTTCTGATTATATTAAATCAGCAATTAAATTAATTAATGATGATAGTATTGCATACACAAGAATTGATAATGATTGGTATGGAGATGGTAAATTAGTTAAATTTTATAGTAGAGATTCAAGAGGTATAAGTAATTTAAAGGGATGGATTAACAATCAATTAAATTTTATGTTTAAAAAAGGATTTTATTCTTCATTATCTACAACTGAAAAATCTTAATTAAAAAGGGGTGCAGCATCCTATCAACTGCATAAACTAAAAACAAACAAATGAAAACAGTTCAACCACCAAATCCCCCAAGTGATTTTAATACTTGGATTAACTACATTTTTAAATTAATAAAAACCAACTATGACACACCAAGAAATTAAAGATGCAATCATTATCTCAATCCTAATTTTTGGCGCATTGATCGCCGACAAACTTTTAAACTTTTAATTATGAAATTTAAAATTGAATCAACAGAAGAAATAGAAATTAACCTACCTCTATTTTTTAAATTAAATAATGGTGTTATTCAGGATTCCTACTTTGCTATCCTTAAAGATGATTTAGCAATATCTAACTGGGGGGGTAGAGATATATTAATAGGCAGATTTCCTGAACATATAGCAAAATTAACACTTGATAAAGATTATCAAGAAGTAACTAAAGAAGAATTTAAAACTAATTTAACCCAATCTTGTAACTATTTAATAAACTTAATATGAGCAATTTAATTAAAATTCAAGCCGAATTAAAAGCACCTAAAAATCAAACGAATGCGTTTGGTAAGTACAAGTACAGAAGTTGCGAGGATATTCTCGAAGCAGTTAAACCTTTACTTTTAAAATATAATTGTCAGCTAATTATTAGCGATTCAATTAAAGAAGCAGGTGGAGTTATTTACTGCGAAAGCAGAATAGTATTTACGGATGGTTTAGAAAACTATTATACAACTGCCTGTGCCGGGATAGAGCCAAACAGAAAGGGAATGGACATTGCACAATCCTTTGGCGCATCGAGTAGCTATGCTAGAAAGTACGCATTAAACGGTTTATTCTTAATAGATGACACTAAGGATGCAGATGCTACAAACGACCACGGCAAAGCAGAGAAACCATTTATGACAGACCAACAAATGATATCTTTAGTAGCTAGATATAACGAAGGCGAAAGGGATGTATTTGAGAAAGCAAAAGCGCACTTAGTATTAAGAGACAAAGATTTATTAACCATAAAAGCAATGAAATGATAGAGCAATATAGCAAAGAATGGTTTGAACAAAGAATGGGAAAGATAACCAGTTCAACCGTATACAATTTAATGATTGAGCCAAAGTTAAAATCTGAAGTAGGTAATTTATCTGCAACCACTAAGGAGTATTTAACTACTAAGTTAGCTGAAAGGCTTACAGGAGTACAAAGAGAGTTTACTTCTAATGCAACCAATTACGGTTTAGAATTAGAGAACGAAGCAATTAAATTCTATGAAGGTAAAACAGGATTAAATATTAAGTCCGGCGGTTATATAGAAATGATAAGCGGATTATACGGTGGCACTCCTGATGGATTAATAGAAGGCGGTGGAATTATACAGGTTAAATGCCCTTACAATTACACTAATCACATTAACAATGGTTTAATAGAAGGTCAGGAGTATTTTAAAAAGAATTACAAACAGTATTACTGGCAATGTCAAAGCGATATGATGATAACCGAAAGCGAGTTTTGTGATTTTGTTTCTTATTGTCCTGAGATTGCTGATAACTTAAAAATGTTTATTTTTAGGATTGAGGCTAATATTGAAGATATGGAATTACTTTTATCTAAGATTAAACAGGCAGGGGAATATTTGAATAACCTTTATAACCAATTAACGAATGACCGATAACCTAAAAACAATTTTAAAGTACATTCAAATTTATACTAATTGCAGTAATTACGATTTAGACAAAGTAGCTTTATTATTTGATAGATACCCTTTAGAAAAGATTAAGATTCAAGTAATTGAGAAAGAAAAAAAAGAATTTGTTAAAAATTATAATGATTTAGATAAATGGACTAACAATTATTTAAAAGAAAATAATATAACTTACGAACAATTAACAGAGAATAATAGAAAATATGAAACTGTTAAACGTAGGGTTGATTTTTCAAAAGCAGCTAGAGAAGATGGATTTTATTTAACTGATATTGGAAGAAAATTAAAGATGCATCATTCTAGTATTATACACCTTGTAAACCATTTTAAACCATAAAAAATGACAACACCAACAAATCAAAATGCAGAAGTACTAAATTTATTACTTACTGAAAAAACCACAACAAGTTTAAATCTTGTTATGAATGGTATTCTTAACCCAACTGCTAGGATATCATCCTTAAGAGCAAAGGGAGTAAATATTATTTGCAGATTTATTAACCACACTAACAAGTTTGGTAGGTCAATCAGGTACGGCGAATTTTCAGTATTAAACAAAAAAGATTCAAGAAGAATCTACAATGAAATCAATTAATTAACTTGGGGAGGTTAATTGCCTCCCCTTAAATTTAACTTATGATTAGCATAAAAAAAGATATATTAGAATACAAAATAAATAATTCGGCAAAGATTTTTTATATTTACCTTGAGCATACGAAAAGAACAGAAAAGTCAAATGCTTATTATGCAGATGCTTTTGAGGTTTCTACTATGACAGTAAACAATTGGTTAAATGAATTAAAAGATACAGGATTGGTAGAGGTAACATTTGAAGATAACAAACGTAAAATCTTAATAAATGAATAAAAGTTATTACTTTAGTCACGATTATAATTCGGCAAATGATGTTAAGATTTTATTTCTTAGGCAGCAGTTAGGAATGGAAGGTTATGGTATTTATTGGTTCTTAGTTGAAAATCTTGCTCAGGCAGGTGGCATTTTACCTTTAAATATTACTCCAGTATTAGCGATGCAGATGCAGACAAATGAGGTTAAAGTTAAGGCAGTTATTGAGGAATTTAATTTATTTACTATTGCAGAAAATGGATTCTTTTCTAGGAGATTAAATGACCATTTAGGATTAAGAAAAAAGCTAAGCGACAAAGGTAAATTAGGTGCTTCTTTACGTTGGAAAAATGGGGGGGCTATTACCCTCCCTAATAGCGACCCTAATGCAAAGAAAGAAAGAAAAGAAATAAATAAAGGGGATTTTTTAACAAAAATAGTTCTTTAATACAATTTCAGTTATCAAATTAGTATAAGTATCATTTAAACGCATTTTAAGATATCAAGGTTTGATTTAAAATAACTTTTAATGCAATCTATCAATAATACATTAACAAACCTAAAAACAGGCTTAAAATGGCTAAAACACCACCGAACAATAAAGATGTCGAAGATAGGATTCTTGGAGTACTTTTGATTGAACAGAATTCAGTTCATACATATATAGCAAAAATTACAAGTGAGTTCTTTTATCAAACTAAAAACCAATTAATTTTTAAAGCAATTCAGTCACTTTATGATAAAATGAGTGCTATTGATATAGTAACTGTATCACAATACTTGACAAATAAAAAAGAAATGGATTTGGTAGGCGGTGCTTATGAGATAGTAAAGTTAACTAATAATGTAACCGGCAGCAGTTCAATGAATGACTGGATATTAATACTTCAGCAAAACTATCTTCAAAGGAAAGGAATTACAATAGGTCAAGAATTAATTAATGATTCTTATATAGGCGAGATTGAAAACCATTTAAATACTGCAGCTACTAAGATTTTAAATGCTCAAGAAAGTATTTATAAAAATAGTGAGAAAGGGATGGCGCATTACATAATGAGTCTAGCTAAAGAAAGGGATGCAGTAATTGAGAATGGGCAAATAGGAATAGATACTGGATGGCAGAGTTTAAATAAATATATAAGTGGGTGGGTTAATCCTGATCTTATAATATTAGCTGCAAGACCGGCACAAGGTAAAACTGCTTTTATGCTTAATGCAATACTAAACGTATTAAAACAAGATAAGCCAGTAGGAATATTTAGTTTAGAAATGAGTGGAGAACAATTAGTTAACAGGTTAATAAGTTTAGATTCTGGCATTGCACATTATTTACTTAGAAATAACAATCTTACAGAAGCACATAAATTTATGTTAATGGCTTCTGAAGATAGGTTACAAAAAGCAAAATTATACATTGATGATACACCAAGTTTAAATATTAGAGATTTAAGAAGCAAGGCAGCAATACTTAAAAGAAAATATCAAATTGAGTTCTTATGCGTTGATTATCTGCAACTTATGAGTGGAGTAGATAGGAAAGGAAACAGGGAAAGCGAGATAGCAGAAATAAGTAGAGGATGTAAAATAATAGCAAAAGAATTAAATATACCAGTTCTTGCATTATCTCAATTAAGTAGAGCAGTAGAAAGTAGAAATGATAAAATGCCTCAGTTATCCGATCTTAGAGAAAGCGGTGGTATAGAACAAGATGCTGATTCGGTTATCTTTTTAATGCGACCTGAGACATACGGAATAAGAGAAATAGAAGTTGATGGTATGACACACAATGCAGAAGGAAAATGTATAGTTAAAATTGCTAAAAATAGGCACGGAAGTTTAAAAAATATTCCATTTCAATTTATAGGAGAAAGAATGGAATTTAAAGAATTATTATAATTTATTTATCATATTGTTGATGTCAACGTAATGATAATTTATAAAATAATATATAGCAAATGAAAAGATTTATAAGTTTTAGCGGAGGTGTAGAAAATACTACTATGTGTATTTTATATGGCAAAGGATCAACTGCAATATGGTGTGATACAGGAGCAGAACATAATGAAATGTATGAAAGAATTAATTATGTAGAAAATAAATTAAAAACATTACACAAAGGAGATTTTAATTTAGTAAAAGTTAAAAATAAAAAACATATAGGATTAGAGGCTTATGCTAAAAAACAAAAATATATGCCTTCAGGTCAAGCAAGATATTGTACTAGACTTTTTAAGATTGAGCCAATAGATAATTTTTTACATAATCAAGGAGAATGTGAATTAATGATAGGGTTTAATGCAGATGAAGAAGGTAGAACTGGTAACTTAGAATTAAAATCAAATGTTAAATATAGTTATCCATTAATTGAAAATGGATTAAATAGAAATGATTGCGAAGATATTTTAAAACTAAATAACCTTCATCCTGAGTTTCCAGTTTATATGTTAAGGGGTGGATGTAGGATGTGCTTTTTTAAATCAGAAAAAGAATACAGAGCAATGTATCATTTAAATAAAAAAGAGTTTAATGAAATGATTGAGTTTGAAGAAGGGATGCAGGATAAAAGATTAAAGTATTATTCTATAATGGGCAATGGTAAAAGTCTTAGACAGTTAGCTGAAGAATGTAAACAAGAGAAATTAATGTTTAATGAAATAGAAACACTTTATAAATCTTTAAAAAAAGAAACATCTTGTGGTGCTTTTTGTCATAGATAAAAAGTAGTAATACTTCTAAAATTTAATAAAAAGTAAACCTATAACTTAACAAATTATATAAAAAGTAAAATTATAACTATACTTTTTGCATGAATTTTACAAAATATTGATGCAATAACTGGTCATTAAAGTCACAATTTTAGCTTAATGTGTGACTTTTACAACACATTAATTATACGCAATAGGGTATAAATATCTAAAATATTAAGGATTTATATGCGATAGGGTATAAACTAAAAATTAGAAATATAAATCTAAAATTATAAAAATTAATTGTAAAATAATTTAAATAGCAACAAAATAGAAATATATATATAAAACAAACTGTTCCAATTTGTCACGCTTTAAATTAAAATTATGAAAACACCCTTAAAAGAATTAATTGAAAGGATTGAAAAGCAAATGTCTGCAATACCCGATGACCCAAATTTGACTGAGAGAGCATTATATGACTCTTATTTAAACTGTAAGAATTGGGCTACTGAATTACTTGAAAAAGAAAGAGAGCAGATAAGTAAGGCTTGGGATGATGGTGATTACGCTTATTTTTATTCAAAAGAAACAGGAAGAAATTTTGATAATGGTGAAAATTATTTTAATGAAAAATACAAAAACAAATAACATATGACAACAGTTTATTTTCAACCTAAAGGAATTAAACCTGAATTCTGTGAGATAGGTATGATTCACGACACAGACAAAGAGCATATTTGGTATTTAGATGAACCTGCTAAGATATTGATAAGTGAAGTTAAAATTATACCTAAAGAAAATGTAATACACGATTCAAAAAATAATTCTTATAAAATTAAATAAAAAACTATGGCAGACATAACAAAATGCGAAGGACAAAAAGGTGCAATTAATTGCCCTTATAAAGAAAATTGTTACAGGTATACTGTAAAGGGAGATGAAATATACCAAAGCTATTTTATGGAATTACCATTAAAAAAAGACAAGTGTGATCATTACTGGGGAGAAAATGGAGAAAAGATATGGAGTACTAAAGAAAGATAGTATTGATAACTTTTTTAATAATGTGAATAACTTTATTTTAATTTTATTTTATGTTAGAGAAAGACTTACACAGGTTAGTTTGCGACTACATACGGAAGTTATACCCTTACGTTATATTTAGAACTGACTTTAGTTCAGGAATGCGAATGAGCATAGGGATGGCAAAGCGACACAAGGCACTCCAGTTTTCAAATGCTTATCCTGATTTATTTATTGCTGAACCTAAAGGAAACTATGCCGGTTTATTTATAGAATTAAAAACAGTTAATAACGTGGTATTTAAAAAAGATGGCACAATGCGAAAGAATGAACATCATCAGGAGCAAGAGATAATGATGATGAAGCTAAGAGGCAAGGGATATAAGGCAGAGTTTGGACAAGGATTCGGACATACGATTAAAATAATAAACGAATATTTAAACCAATAAAAACAAAACAAATGAGTACAGAAAAAAAACAACCTATCAGACTAGGAAGCGGAAAAAAGATTAATGAAAATTTCTTAAGTTCAAGTATGTGTTTAACAGATGCTTTAAAATATGCTTATGAATATAATGGTAAACAATACATTAAATTTAATACAAGTATATTTAAAGAACCTGACCAGTATGGTAAAGATGTTAAAATAACTTTAAATGACTTTGAACCTAAATCAGAAAGTAAGGCAGTAAATATAAACACCAAAAGCGATTTACCATTTTGAAAAATCACACTAAAATATATTTAAAGTATTTTGGTTATGGACAAGATGATTATATACCCTGTGAAGTATGTGATAATCGTGCAGTTGATATCCACCATATAGAAGCTAGAGGAATGGGTGGTAGCAAAGAGAAAGATTTAATTGAAAACCTTATGGCATTGTGTAGGCAATGTCATTTGTTTTTTGGAGATAAGGAACAATATATGCAATTTTTAAAAGATAAACACAATGAAATTAAGAAATGAAATTATTGAGGACTTACTAAAACGAGAAGATAAAGGAATTAAAACCTACGGAACTACTTTAGATAATGCAAATTTAAATGAATTAGAATTATTAAATCATTTATACGAAGAATTACTAGATTCAGTATTTTATATAAAAAAATTAATTAATGATAAAAGTTAAGGTAGCTGCATAACTAATATGAAAGAATATATTTGTAAAAAATGCAATTCTGTATTTGAAAGTAATAAAGGTTGTAAATCAAGAATTCCATTATTTTGTAGTAGAAAATGTGCAGCAATATATAATGTTAGTTTAGAAGATGTCAAAGCAAAAATGTCTAAAGCTAAAATTGGCAAAGCAGTATGGAATAAAGGAATAAAAATGTGGCAAAATAAAGAACATCCAAGAGGTTCAAAAGGAATGAAATTCCCTCATCTAGCAGGAGAAAATTGTAAATGGTGGAAAGGTGGAATATCGACAGAAAATGAAATAGAAAGAAAAGGTACTAAATATAGAGATTGGAGAATTTCTGTATTTGAAAGAGATAATTATACTTGTGTTCATTGCGGTAAAAGAGGTACAAAATTAAATGCAGACCATATTAAACCATTTTCTTTATTTAAAGAATTAAGATTTGATATAAATAACGGAAGAACATTATGTTTAGAATGTCATTATAAAACAAATACTTATGGAAGTAAAATGCTAAAATATGAATACACAATTAATTAAAGTTTCAACACTTAAAAATAATACTGGACAAATAGAAGGTTTGCCTAAAAATCCAAGATTGTTAAAAGATGACAAATTTAAAAAATTAGTTAAGTCAATTAAGGATGACCCTGAAATGTTACAATTAAGGGAAGTTATTGCTTATGATTTAAATAATGAGTTAATAGTTATTGCAGGTAATATGAGATTAGGTGCTTGTAAAGAATTAGGAATAAAAGAAATACCAGTTAAAATACTTCCACAAGATACATCAGTAGAAAAATTAAAAGCATATACAATTAAAGATAATTTAGGATATGGAGAATGGTCTTGGGATGACATTGCTAATGATTGGGATATGGAAGAACTAGATAATTGGGGATTAGACTTACCTTTATTTGATAAATATGTTGATGAAGTAGAAAGTAAAGATAAAAAAGTAGATTCAACTGTAAAATGTGATTATTGTGGTAAATAAGTGTAATGATATAGTTCTAGAAATATATAACCATCCTGACCTTATAAAAGCGATAAGCAAAACAAAACCTGAATCAATACAAGACGATTTAAGGCAAGAAATAGCAGTTAGTCTACTACTTCAGCCTTGTGATAAGATAGCGGCTTTATTCGCCTCTAATAACTTATTACGGTATGCAATTAAGATATGTTGGTTTATGGCAACCTCCAAGACATCAGAATTTTATTATAAGTACAAAAAAAGTGATTTATTAAAGGCAGTTGAGTATTTTAATAGTCAATTAGATTTACCTACAATCCCTGAGAGTTTAGCAGAAGAGGCAACAAAAGCACTAACAAAAAATAATATAGACATAGAAACAGACCACGAGATAAGAATATTTAATAAATACGTAGAACTAGGCAGCAATAGAAAAGTAGCAGAGTATTACGGAATACCAGTTAATCACGTTTGCAATATTACTAACAAAGTAAAAAAAGAATTAAGATGTATATTATTAGCCTAGCCGCATTTACCTTTGCTTATTATTTCATTAATGTATTTAATGGGCATATCATACTAAAGCGCATACTAAAAATACCAATGATAAAAAGATTCAGACCATTTGACTGCATCCAATGTCTAACAGTATGGAGTGCTTTATTATTTACATTCTTACCAATACATTTAGTAGAATTAATAGCAGTAATATTTGCAGCAGGGTTTATATCAATTAAGATTAAATGAATATAATAGGATTAACAAATAAAGAATCAGGTTGTGGATTTCATAGAGTAATATTACCATTAGCTTTTATGGATGATATTAAAGGCTATGTAACAAACTTTATTACTGAAGATAAGACTGAAAATTGGGATTTATTACTGTATAATAGAATTTGTCAATACGATATAAATTGGAATAAAACTAAGGAACTGCTTGGGTGTCAAGTAGTTATGGATATAGATGACCATTGGAAGCTACCAGTAAACCATATAAATTATAATACTTACCTTGATATAGGTAAAAGAATAGAAAAGAATCTAGGCGAAGCAGACTTAGTAACTGTTACTAATCCAAATCTATTAGAGAAAGTAAAAGAGTTTAATGATAATGTTATTGTTATACCAAATGCTTTGCCTTATGGATTAAATCAATTTAACGATACTAAGTTTAAATCAGATAAGGTAAGAATATTTTGGTGCGGTTCAGTTAGTCACGAAAACGATATTAAGATATTAAGAGAACCACTTAAAAGATTAACAGGTAATATTCAAATGGTAATGGGTGGTTATAATGATAGCGATCCTTATACTAAATCAATATGGGATAGAATGTTCTCTATGTATGCCGGTAAACATCCTTATATTAAATTACATTCTGCTAGTCCTACTCAGTATATGGATATGTATAATTATGCTGATATTGTTTTGATTCCTTTGGAAGATTCAGATTGGCACGGATGCAAAAGCAATTTAAAAATATTAGAAGCAGCAGCAAAGAGATTACCAGTTATTTGTTCAAACGTTGCACCTTATAATATGGATGCTGATGCACCTGTATTATGGGTTAACAATCAAAAGGATTGGTTTAAGTACATTAATTTATTAATCAATAATCCTAGTCTAAGGGAAAATTTAGGTAACGAACTTTATGCGTGGGCGTCCAAAAGGTACAACTTCAAAGAAATTAATCAGCAGCGATACGAAGCCTATCGCAAAATTATCAAATGAGATATTTGATAAACACCGGCATTACTATGACTTTTACCATAGAACTGGAGAGATAGTAAACTTTTATCACGATGTTCAAAGTGAACTTCTAAATGAATATCGTAGATTAAAAGATGAATACTATCATTACAATACAAATTGTCTAGTATGTGTAATAGAATTTTTAAATACAATATACAGATGGTATGACAACATTTAAGCATAGTGGAGCAACAGGAGATTTAATATTTAGTTTACCAACCATTAGAAAGATGGGTGGCGGTACTTTATATATTACTCCTTATAATTTACAAAGAGCAGAAAGCATTGCTCCTTTAGTAAAGATGCAACCATATATTGAAGATGTTATTATATCAGATAATTTACCACATATAGATGTTGACCTAAATAAATTTAGACAATATGCAAGTCATCACTTTAATATTATTGAGGCGCATTTAAAGGCACAAAATTTGGAGGATAATACTTGGAAGGATGGTTGGCTTACTTTAAATAAAAAAGACTTCTATATCCCTTATTCTTATTCAGTAATAAATACCGGAAGCAATTATCTTGACCCTAATTTTGACTGGCATAAAGAGATTAGATATTTATTAAGCATAAGTGAGAAAGTATTTTATTTAGGTTATAAACAAGAGTTTGATAGATTAAACACAAATGAAGCAGAGTTTTTTGATTGTGATTTTTTAACTGCAGCAGAAATGATTTACAATGCTGAAATGTTTACAGGTGGTTATTCTGCTTTATCAACCATAGCAATGGGATTAGGAATTAATTATAGAATGGTTCAAGCACCCGGACATACCTGCAGTAGTTTATTGATGGAACGAGAAAAAATAATAAATATATGTCACTAGAGAAACAACCACACGGAGGATATTTAAACCGATACGAGAAAGGGGCAGCTTGGAAAGGTAATCGTAATGGCAGACCTAGAAAATATATCACAGAACTTGCACCACACGGATATAAGAATGCACAAGTAATGGATTGCATTCAGGTATTAATGGCAATGACTGTTGATGAACTTAAAGCGGTATGGGATAACAAAGAAAGTACAATACTAGAAAAGACTTTGGCTAATGCTTTAATTAAATCAATGGCTAAAGGTTCTTTGTATTCCGTAGATACTTTATTATCAAGGGTTTATGGTAAACCAAAAGAAACTACTGCAGTAACACAGGATAGTAAAATAGAGGTTGTATTTGTTAAAGGCAAAACAATATTATGATTTTAGAGTTACCAGAAGCGCACATCAACCAAACTAAGATACTTGAATCAACTGCAAGATTCAGAGTAGTTATGTGCGGAAGGCGATTTGGTAAGTCTGAACTTTCACAGGTAGAAATTATTAGCAATGCTTTACAAGGTATGAAGGTTGCATATATAACACCAACCTATAAACTAGCCAAAACATTCTTTGAGAAACTTACTCAATGTGTACCTTTTGAAAATAACAAAAGCGATTTAACGATTCACTTTCCAAATGAAGGCACAGTTGAATTCTTTACAGGAGAAAGACTAGATAATCTAAGAGGTAGAAAGTTTCATTTAGTTGTAATTGATGAAGCCAGTTTTATATCTGATTTACAGGATGGATGGTTAAATTCAATTAGACCTACTTTAACCGATTTTCAAGGCAGAGCATTATTCCTATCTACACCAAGAGGAAAGAATTATTTTTATTCCTTATATATGAAAGGTGGGCAAAGAGATTGGGAAAGTTTTAAATTTACTACTTATGATAATCCTTATATCTTAACATCAGAGATTAACGATGCAAAAGCGCAATTACCAAAAACAGTATTTGAGCAAGAGTATATGGCTAACCCTATGGAGAATGCAGCTAATCCATTTGGTGCTGAACATATTACAAAGTGTACTTGCAGTTTAAGTTATAATGAACCAATGTTTTATGGAATAGATTTGGCAAAGTCTTTTGACTGGACTGTTATTATAGGATTAGATAGCGAAGGTAAGGTTTGTCACTTTGATAGATTTCAAAAGGATTGGCTACAGACTAAAGAAACAATTAAACAGATACGAAAGCATAAACATATTTTTATAGATAGTACTGGAGTAGGCGATGCAATAGTTGAGGACTTACAAAAGTACTTTAATGATATGACAGGATTTAAATATACATCAACCAGTAAGCAGCAGTTAATGGAAAGCCTTGCTTCATCAATCCATAAAAAAGAAATAGGATTCCCTGAAGGTGCAATCAAAGATGAATTAGAAATATTTGAATATCTATTTACTTCAACAGGGGTAAGGTATTCAGCACCTGCAGGATTCCACGATGACTGCGTTAATGCCCTTGCTTTAGCTAATAAATGCAAGATAGAGAATAGAGGAAGTGGTCAATATCACTTTATTTAATTACATTTTTCAAAAACTTATATAATAGATTATGACAATTAAGCAATTTCAAGAATTATACTATGTAGCTACATCAAAAGATATGGACTTTGACAAGTCTATAAAGATGGTAGGAATTGTAACAGGAAAGACACCTGAGCAAGTAGAAAAGATGTCAATGAGGAAGTTTAATATTTTATGTGGTGCTATACATAATCACTTTAAAATATTTGAGAAAGATTTATTAAAAGGTAAACCTAAAAAAATAGTTAGGGTAGGAAAGCGATTTTATAGAATAAATTATGATGTAACTAAATGTAAAGCAAGTACTTATGTAGAGGTATCTACTTTTAGTACTGATATTATTCAGAACTTACATAAGATAATGGCTTCAATAGTTACACCTGTTAAATTTAAATGGGGTAAGTGGGTAGAACACGAAGAACTATCAAGTGACTTAGAAAAAATGAATTTTGAGGTTGCATATCACGCAGCGGTTTTTTTTTACACTTTATTCAACGTATCAATGCAGGTTATCCAGCCTTATTTGATAAACGAGATGAAAAGCAAGGGGATAGCAGAAGAACAAGCGAAGGAGATGTTGACAACTTCACAAAGCATTTTGGATGGCTTTATAATGCCAAAATGGTCGCAGACTTCGAAGGAATACCTGTTGAATCGGTTTGGAGTTTAAAAGTAATTCATTTTTTAAATGATCTGCTTTACTTAAAATTAAAATTAGAAAAGGATAATGAGCATAACAAAAAGTCAAATTGATGCAATTGCCAAAGGTAAAGTAACTGGAGATATAGAATTTGGCGATAGTAAAGTCATTGATTTAAATGATGTTACATTATCATTCTTTGAAAGATATTCAGCAATTTATGTAAAAGCAATTGCAGAAAGCATAAATAAAAATGAAGTAGTTGCTAGTGGTAATATGCTTAAAGGAGTAGACCCTGAGGTTTCTAAAGATGGTAATACTTTGAGAATCTATATGGCTAACTACTATGACTTTGTAAATAAGGGAGTTAAAGGTGTTAAAAATTATAAGAATGCACCTAACAGTCCTTATAAGTACAAGAATTATGGAATGAGTGAGGAAGGGAGAAAGAGTATTAAACAATATATTCAAAGTGGTAAAGCAAAGATAAAAGTAGCAACTAAAAAAAGCACAGTTAATGCAGTAGGTCAAGAAAAAAAGAAAGTTAATTTATTAGATTTAAAAACTGAAGCATTAGTTTATTTAATTAAAAAATATGGTATTAAGACAACTAATTTCTTTGATGAGGCAACCGATAAAGTACAAGAAGAAATGATAAAAGATTTAGGCGAAGTAATGGCACAAACAATAGTTATTCAAATAGGAAATCCTAAAAAGAAATGAGTATAACAATTAATACAAATCCTGCAAGTGGTTCAACTGTTCAGGATGACTTATGGCACATAGCAACCAGTACTGCATCCGGCAGCACAGATATGAAATACATATTTGAAGTATATGTAGGTGGAGTAAAAAAAGTATCAGTAAGACAATTCCCTGAACCTTCAAATGGTAAGGCATATTTTAATGCCGGTGCTACAGTTCGGAATTCAATAACTTTTAACTGGTTTGAACCACTAGGAACTGCTTTTGTATATCAGCCTAATGTTACAGGGGAAATGGGTGTACAGTATCAAATAAGAGTAGGAGAAGAAATAAGCGGAGTTACTACATTAAATCTAGCATCAGCAACGACAACTGCCTATAATTTCAAAGCACCTTTATTTAAAAGGAGAGTAATATCATTACAAGATAAATTAAATAAGTGGTTGACTAACAGACCATTATATGCTAATACTAAATTAGGAGAGAATCTATATATACCATTTTATACAAACACAAGTGTAAATTTAAAATGCACAACTTTTGATGCTGCAAATAATCAGATAGCAACTGCATCAGGAAGCACTACTGCAGTACCAAATGGATTTGTACAAATGAATATAGGAAGTGCTGCAATCTCAACTAACTTAGGAATAACAATTAATGATAGTGTTAGATACTATGATGTTTGGTTTAATAGCTTTGACAAGATAAGAGTTTATGTAGTTTGTAATCCTAAGTATGAACCTATCAATATTCATTTTATGAATGATTGGGGAATGTGGGATAGTTTAAGATTTGATTTAGTTAGCAAACTGAATATGAATGTAGAAAAGAAATCTTTTGAGCAAAGAGATTATAGGTTTAATGGTAATTCAGTAGACTACAAAAGCACATCTAATAGGTATTATGAAGGCGCAACTAATTATAGTATTAAATCTACTTTTAATTATAAGCTAACTGCAGATGCTTTAACAGATGATGAATATACTTGGATGGCTGATCTTATATCAAGTCCTCAAATATTAATGGAGATAGATAGTTATTTCTATCCAGTTACATTAATAGATAATAATTATGAGTTTAGTAAAAATGTATTTAACAAATTAAAGGCATTAGAACTTACATTTAATATGAATCAAAACAGATATTCCCAATTAAGATGACAAGAATATTTATAGAGAAAAACGA